TTTTATTATTTCTAAGTTTTGATGAAGACTATCCTTTTATGCTTAGAAATTTAATTGGAAATAGAGGCGAAGATACTTCTCCTCTTATATTGAATTACAAAGGAAATTTATCTTCTATAAAAGATAGGCAATCTATTGCAATTATTGGTACGAGACATCCAACTAAAGAAGGAGAAGAAGCAGGAATGTATTATGCAAAATACTTTGCAGAAAAGGGATTCAATATTGTAAGTGGTTTAGCTTTAGGGTGTGATACTATAGCACATAAGGGAGCTCTTTCTGTAAATGGAACTACTACCGCTATTTTGGCTCATGGATTACAAATGATATCGCCAAAAAGAAATGAATTTATTGCAAAAGAAATATTGGAAAAAGGAGGTTTGTTATTATCTGAATATCTTTTTGGTGTACCTGCATATAATACATCTTTCGTGGAAAGAGATAGATTACAAGCTGGTTTGGCAATTGCAACAATCGTTATTCAAACAGGAATAAAAGGTGGAACAATGCATGCTGTTCGAACGACTATAAATAACAATAAAATATTAGCTGTGGTAAATTATAAAGAACAGTCGGTTAAGTGTAATGAAAATGTAGCAGGAAATGAGTTGCTTATCTCTCGTGGTTCTTTCTCTCTTCGTAAGGCAGAGGTTTTGTTCGAATTCCTTCAACAGGGGGGAGTTTTGAACTACCAAAATGATGAGTTGAGAATCTTTTAAATAATGCTGAAATGAAAAAAGGAATTATATTTGATTTGGATCAAACTTTGGTGGATTCAAGTATTGCAGAGCCCTATCGGGGTAAAAACTGGGGAAAAGTTAATGAGCTAATACCTTCTTTTATTCTTTATGACGGTTTTGAGGCTGTATTTGATTTTATAAGAATTAATGAAATAAAGGTTGCTGTGGTAAGTACAGCTGTATCTAATTATGTAAATAACGTTTTGAACCATTTTTCTATTCCTCATGATGTTATCATTGCTTATCATGATGTTCGTCATAGAAAACCTAATCCAGAGGCTTTTGTTAAAGCACTTGATTACTTGGAACTAAATACTCAAGAGGCAATTTCTTTTGGGGATAGAGGTATAGATATACAGGCTTCTCTGTCTGCAGGAGTGGATAGTGTTGCGTGTTTATGGGGAACAAAAGAAAAAGATATATTATTAAGTTTGAAACCTACTTTTGTTGTTAATAGACCTATTGAAATAATACATCTTTTAGAATGACCATAATTATTTTTTATGAAAAAGGTTGAAGAGGAAACTGGAAGAAATGCAGGAAACAGAGTAGTCCTGCTGAATAATATACAATTTAGCGGATAACGTATCTAATTAAGTTGTATGTTTACAAACAAAAAAACATAAATTATTTCATAGTTAAGGTTGGGCGTTTGGGTGAGCGATTATCTGGACGCTCTTTTTATAATAGTAGTTTCCCATCCTTCTTATCCATCACCGCATTGAAAACACTTTTGTAGGTTTCGTACAACTCTTTCCTGTTTTCCGGTCCCGGCCAATCGGCAAAAGATTCTCCGGCGAAGAATTTCCAAGCAAAAATGCGTTTGGCTTTTTCGGATAAGCCTAATTGATCGACCATATCCCGGATATCCTGCATACGTTCCCGGATATACTCGGTACGGTCAATACTATCATCGGGCTCATCAATAATGTTCAGTCTTCGCCAATCCACATTCTCATCTACCGGGATAGGCTTGTATTTATGCCGGTAGGGAGACGTGTCCGAGGTAACGTTCAGCTTTATCATTTGCAGGATATACCAGTCAAGTTCGGTATATTTACCTTGCTTGGCTTCCATAAGCCGGGAGAGGTGTTCCAGAGGCTTTTGAAGTAGCATACACATTACCTCGTTCAATACGTCAATAGCTTCACTACTCATTCCGGCAAGTGAGCAGTGATACTTAGCGTAATCCAGCCACCTGTCGTAACGTTTCTCAATATATTTATTCAATGCCTCACTTGCCATAGTTGTCTTTATTTGATATATTTGTCGCAGGTTGTAATGGGGTGGCGCTGTGAGGCGCTGCCTTTTTATTTATTCTCTTTGTTAGTCTTTATCTCTCGCTATAAAAATGTTATCTTTAGCCTTCTTTTTTATTCTTAGCCCAATCGATAATGTATTCAATACCTGCGTTGAATCCTTTGCTGTAACCATCTTTATATTCATGATTTGATATTCCATGATAGTAAGCCGAGCCGAAGCACAAGGCGAAACCAATGGCTATCAATACCATCCCTGTTCCAAAGTATGGATAAGCTAGGGATATATGGAATGGCTTGAACTGGATCGATATTCCAGACGTGAGAATGAATATTAGCGAGATCATTCCGATTATTAACAATGATATTTTAAGCATCTGAACCTCCTTTGTTTACATTGTGCGACATATTCTTTAATCTTGTTTGACTTTTATAATCCTTACATCCATAAGCGGCGAGATTAATGGCGTGCGTACCTATTCCTTGTCCGGAGAAGCATGGATAACGGATACATCTTACGCATTTCCTTCGTGGATATTTATTAGCGTCCTCCCGTTCTTTCAAGCGGTTGATCCCTATGTGTTCCTCTGCCATGGTTATTCCTCCTCCTCGGTCTCGTCGAATATCCGGGCCATCATATCGACGATGTTTGTTTGTATATTGTCCTCCGCGCCAAGCACGGCGTTGCTTATATGTTTTTTCTCCTCGATGATCCTGTAGAGCTTCTGGTCGATGGTCTTGCGGCCAAGCAGGTAATAGCAATTCACGGAGTCCTTTTGGCCGATACGATGTGCCCGGCTCTCGGCTTGGTCGCAATCTGCGTATGTCCACGGTAGCTCGATAAAAGCGACATTGCTTGACGCTGTCAACGTGATACCCGCCGCTGCGGCCTTGATGGAGCAGATGATGACGTCCGTCTTGGGATTCCGTTGGAAAGCGTCTATGGCCGCTTGCTTTTGTTGCATATCTTGCCGTCCGGTGACACACACCGCCGAGGGAAACGCCTGTAGGAGCCGGTCTACGATCTCATGCAGGTTACAGAAGAGGATGATCTTCTTTCCGTTCTCCCGAAAATCCTTCACGAAATCGATCACCTCTCTCAACTTACCCCGGGCCGTTATGTCCTTCAATATGCCTATTCGTACCATGACCTCGCCTTTCAGCGATTTTTGTACCTTCTCATCGTCGGCCTCCTTGTATCGTCTCAGATAATCCACCAAGTCACGCTCGGCGTCTTGGTATTCCTTGCGGTTGGTGATCTCGCAGGTCACGATCTGCCGTACCTTGTCGGGTAATTGAGTCAGCACCTTGGATTTTTCCCTCCGGAAGAAACAATGCTTCCAGAGCATGAAATTGAGCTCTTTCAAGTTCGAGGCCCCGTGCGGCCCAGAGCAATAGCGGCTCGTGAAATATTTCCAGCCTCCGAGATCGTTCATCCGGTCCATGATAGCGAGTTGGCATATAAGGTCGTTGGGCTTGTTTACGACAGGGGTACCGGTCAACAGGATGATCCACTCTTTCCCGGCGGTGATACCTTTGCAAAACTTGCTTTGTTGGGTAGCCGTTGATTTTACCTTATGGGATTCGTCAATGATCACGCTCTTGAACAACTTGATCGTATTATGGAACTCTACGTCTTTCAGCGTCCATTTCTCCGATTTGTTGATTCGGCGTACGAAATACTTCCGTAGGCTCTCGTAGTTCACGATGAACACATGGTTCATGCCCGTTTGCCAGAAGAATGGCCATGAGGTTCGTACCGAATCGGTCAATACCATGGCTTTCTTGTCCGTGAACTTGTGCCATTCACGTTGCCAGTTGATCTTGACCGTATTGGGGCAGATTACGAGACAGGGGAAAGCATCAGCTTTGTTGATGGTAGCGATGCTCTCTAATGTCTTGCCGAGGCCCATGTCGTCCCCATTGATAAACCGTTTTAGTTGTAAGCCTCGTGCGATTCCTTGCAGTTGATAGGGGTAAGGTTGTATCTTTAGGCCATGATCCTCGTCCAACTCGGGCATGTCCGGTATTTGATAGGCTATGTCCTCGTCGGTCTTAGACTCGTACCCTCCCCAGTTGACGGGTTCGAAGTGCCTCACGTAATAGGTGAGCTGGTCTAGCTCCGCCTTGCACTTATTGTTGGCCGGGATCATCCACGCTCCGGTAGACTTGTCCCACCAGCGGACGCTGACGGCTGTCTTTAGCTTGTCAACGACCTGCTGGCGGTACCTGTCAAACCTTACCGCATAGCATTGTCCCTTTTCCGTGTTTTGTAAAGTGATTTGCATAACGGTTGTTTTTATTATTAGTTAGGCGAACTCGTCGAAGGCTTTCACCTCCTCGGCGATCTCCTTGATCTGCTCTTTTTTCTTCCGTCCCCGTTTCTTAGGCTTCTCTTCCTTCTCGCCCGTGATATCCGATTCCTCCGGGGTATCGAAATCGAAGGATTCTTGCTTGATGCCATATTTACCTTCGAACAGATAAGCGTCCACCTCGTAGCTACATCTACCGATGGCCTCTTTCAACTCGGCTCCGTAAAGGTACCCGTCGCCGGACTCGTCCTCATATTTGGTGAACGGGACGGAGAGGTTAAGGATCTGCCCGCTTTTCAGGAGCTTTTGCGCTTGGATTGATACGCCGGCTGATTCATCATTACCGCCTTTACTGTATCCGGTGACGATGATATTCTTTAGCTTCTCGTTCAAGTCATCGTCGGAAGGATTGGCGACATTGACCAATGTAGCCTCGTACATCTCACAGATTTTCACTACGTGTGGCTTAAGCCGGTTCAACGCGTACAGTAGATCGGGGTGGATAAACTGCTCCGATTCCTTTAGGATGTTGTTCTTGTAGTTCGCTTCCACGAACTTTTCCGTATACTCCGCCGTGAGCTGGTTGTTCTTGATCTTCACTTTCTGGATCTCGTACACGGGTTGCTCTTTTACTAATTCTTCCATGCTCTTTTAAAATTTAGGATTGTTATAACTCTGAGGCGCTAAGGCCATTTCAGCTTTCGCCTTGCTAATTATCGTGCGACACCATTCCAATTGGTGGGTCGCGGTCCGGTTCAATCTATCACACCAGTCGACTAGGTATTGCTCATCCTTGCACAGGCTGTCGATGATAGCGTTTACGGCCTTTGAGGTTGCTCCGGCCCGTGAAGCGGTTTCCCGTAATGTGTCGAATACTTCCGATTTCTTTTTCACGTTCAGATGGTATTTGGCATCTGCTAACAGTTTCCCGGTCCGGGCGATATAGACGGCAAGGTCGTTTCCACGTAGGACAGCTTCTTGTACGTCTTCGCTCATTGTGATATTCAGGAAGGCATCTATGGCGGCCAGTTCCTCGGATATCTTGTCTGTCGGTGTGATATTGAGATTCATGATTTTTATTTTAAGATATAATCGTTGCCACAGTTGCCGCAATGATATACGTTGAATGTATCTCCCGTATGCGTCTGTAATTTCTTTACGAGTACGGGAGCTCCGCATATAGGGCATTTCTTTACCAGCCTGTACTTTAGCCAGCCGATTAGGATTAAAATTAGACTCTTCATACTATTAGCTTATTAGCATCCACCACCGGAAGGCTAGCTCTTCGTACTTTTCTTTGCCACGTTTATATAAAGTGCCATCTTTTTTTATAGTGGCTTTGAAAATTTGTTGATTCTTTTTGCTTATTGCAACAATAAAATCTTGTTTACTTCCAGCAATATCCATATACCAAGCTCTTGAGCGATCCCAGTCGAAAAAATCTATGGCTTCATTAAATTGTTTTTGAGAAGAAGCAAAAGTTGTTTTTAAATCTCCTCCAAACCCCATTGCTGAAAACCAGAAATCCCATTTGCAACGAGTGTCAAGTGTGTATTCAAAATTGCCGTATTGAAATTTTTGATTTTTATTTACCATAAATTTCTGTTTATCGGATTGTTCCAATGCATACTTAATGAGCGGATCGTGTCGGGCTTCCATACGGAGTGACTTGATCATGGCTTGTGCCAGTTCCCAATCCTCGCCGGAATACAATACATCGTCTACCATGCGCTTATCATATCTGACCCTTTCCGGTTCGGTAATCATCGCGTCGATCAGGCTACCGAACTTGAAAGCCTTCTCCTTATCCCCGTATTGCGTACGGGGATAGAGGAGGTTCTTTAGTTCTGTCAGGTCTGAGTTGCTGACCTCAGACCGTTGGTAATACGTATCTTGCATCTTCTTCCTTGAGTTTTAGTATTCAATGACCGCAAAGTCAAATTCAAAATCGTAAGTGTTATCCATCAGCCACCGGAACCATTTGCGGCCCTCTTCCGTATCGAGGATCTTTTTTTAGGTTACTCGGTGTACGCCTGTATTTCCCGAAGTTTATCCATGAGGACAGATATAGCTTTCTCATATCATTTGGCTATTACGTCATCGACATATCTCACGAAAGCGGACTGGATTCGCTCACCGTCCTTATTCACGACCTTCTCGCAGTAGGAGATCATCTTCTTGTGGATCTTCTCAAGATCCTCCATGCTCATGTTGATACCCTCACGCATGAACCACATCTGGTATACCTGCATGAATCCTTGTGGATTGGTGACTTGGATCTTTTTCTTGATCTTCGCCTTGGTAGGGGTAGGAGACATACTGGCGGCGCTGAAATCGAATGCTGCCTGTACTTCCGCGGTGGCTTTCTCTGCCTCCGCCTTGGCTCTCGCTTCCTCTTCCTTGCGCTTGCGTTCCAGTTCGGCCTTTTGACGTTCCTCCGCCTCTTTCCGTTTGCGCTCCTCCTCCAGCCGTGCCGCCTCGATTGCGTTGGTCTTGCGAATTTCCTCTTGCTCCTCCAGTTGTTTCCGGAGGGATGGGAGGCGGTCGACCAAGGATTGTTTCAGTCCCTCGATCTCGAAAGCGTATCGATCGGAATATTCTTTTTTCTTTAGGATGGCTATCTCGTTCTTGATCGCTTTGCGGGTCTCACCGTCCATATAGAATGTCTGTTTATTATCAACGACGTTTTTCACGAAATCCGTCCATGAGAAACCGGTGCTTGTTTGCGTGATCTGCCGGCATACGTCCCCATACGTGGCTAGGGAGGCACGATTGAAAATCCCGTTCAAGGCGTTGATATGCTTCTCGACGTAGGCGGCGTACGTGGTATCAAGCAAGACCGTTATGTCGGCCCGGTATTGGGCTTTCTCGTTCTCCGCCAACTGTTTTTGCCGGGCCTCTTCCTCACGGCGTTTTTGCTCTTCCAGCTTCTTGGCGGCGTATTTGTTACGCTCCATCTGTAGCAGATAAGGGATGGTTCCCTTGGATTTGGCGTCTATGGAACCCTCTAGTGTCGTGAAACGTTTGGATATAGCCGTTAGCATTTGGGTTAACGGCTTCCGGCGGTTGTTCATGTTCTCTACGGTCTTCTTTGACTTCGCAAGGTATTCTTGTACCGCAGTGTCGATCTCGTCCGTGCCGATACCTCCATTTCCCTCAATCGTGTCCAAGAGGGTTTTCCCTGCGTTCGTGCAAGCTGAGACCGACGCCTCATTGCGGGCGAGAATATCCGGGGCTGTCTGTAAGATGCTAATGACCTCGTTAGCCTTGAAAGGTAAATTGTTATTCTGTGTATCCATGTCGATAAAATTTTGAATGTTGATATTGAACTCTTAAAATCCGGCTTCTTCATCTTCTTGTGATATTTGGGCTGTTATACCAGATACGGGTACCGGTTCCGCTTGCGGTTGCTCTCCGAATCCTTGTAAAGGATTTTCCGATTGGGGCTGGAGGGCTTGCGGTTGCTGTCCGGCTTGATTGGGCTGGATAACGGTTGTTTCTTCCAGTCCGTAGTCGATCTCTTGCGGTTCCTCCTGTGTCTCGAATGAGGAGAACTGTCCCGTGCGTACCTTGGGATATCCGTCGAAAGCGTGCTTGATAAGCTTGCTTTCCAAGAATCCCGGATCAATACCTCCTTCGCTAGAGGTATAAAGGGCATTGGCCTTCCCTTCTTTCTGCCGGGTTTGCGGGTTCCATTTCTGGTTGTTCTTAAAGCTGTACGCTTCCAATCGCTTGATATCGCCTTCCATCATCCAGTGCCAGTCCACGGTACCGTCGGAGCGTACGATACGTAAGAAACCACCTATCACCTTGTTGGACTTTCGGGGGCATGCCGCTTGGTAGGTCACGGTCTTTACGCCGTCGATCAACCCGGGGGAGAAGGTATCGCCCTCATAGCAAACCACGGGATTATCCACGTAACGGACTTGTCCGGCACGTTGCCGCATGACTAACTCGCCATATCCGGTGATGGAGAGATAAGCACGTAGTTCGTAGATATCGCTACTGTTGTTATCCTTATAGCCGGTCTTCGTGCTACGGGGAAGAATATAACAGTGCGGTCGTCCTGTCGGGTCAAGTGACAGGCCGTTGACCGCTATATCCAAAAAGCATCCATAGAGGGATAATGGTGTGCATTTTTGCAGTTCCGGCTTGTCTTGTAAGATCTTCCGGAAGTTGAATTTCTCTTTCTCGTAGATTTGCGCTCCTTGGGCGGTACCCCAGATCGCGTTATACATTTGGATGAACTTTTGTTCTACCCTGTTATCTTCCGCTATCATGAGCGGGTTTAGCTGATTCAACTCAGCTACTTTGATCTGAATTAGATTCGACATGATGTTATGTTTTTAAATGTTAGTTACCAATGTTTAGCTATCATGTAAGCCATTGCCGCACATCCGGACGTCGTGATGATATGCAGGAAATGTCCTAGGCAAATAGCCACGATTCCAAGTATGGCGAGCGTTCCGAAAAGGATGTAAAATCCCCACCTCACCGCTTGGGCGAGTTTCCAGTAATCTGTTTTCATACGTCAATGATTTATTAGCAATGCGGTTTACCGTCCGTGAAATAGCGAGTTGGATGGGTATCGTAAACTTCCTTTTGCAACGCCTTGCCAAGGTGCCTTGCTATGTTAATGATTCATTTAATAGTCGTATGGATCCAGTGCGCACTTATACAGGTTTTCCAGCCTGTACTCGATTTTGCCCGGTCGCTTATAACGTTGTAGCCTACCTTCCGAGACCCATCTTTCCACGTTCTTCCTCCCGAAACGGAGGTGCGCTTCCTTTTGCCCGATAAATTCCCGGATACCCGCTTGCATCCTTGTGATTTGCCAAGCAAGGTATTCGATCTCGATCTTTCGTAAAGAAGGTATGCTTTGATAGGTGTTTTCGGTTGGCATGATTATTCGCCCTTAAATAGATTCTTTTCGTTCGCGTATCGCATGAACTCCGCCATGGAGTGTATCGAGAGTTTCCGGAAAACGTTCTTCCGGTGGTTCTTTACGGTGTGGGACGAGATGAAAAGCGTTTCCGCGATCTCTTCGTCTTTCTTGCCATAGTAGCAAAGCTCCATCACCCGAAGCTGGCTGTCTGATAATGTACTGTTGAACTTCGGTTCACAGATTTTCTTGAACCCGTCACATTCTCCTCGTAGAGGGCAGCCGACAAACTCGAATTTGAAATTCCAGTTCTCATCCACGTCTATCATGTTATCGTACAGCCCGAAGTTGCATTTGATAAACCTGCGTACAGCCAAGAAATCCCGGTAGCATTTATTCCCGTCGTAGCGGGCGTAATACTTGCGGAGTGCCGCATAAGCCTCCGGATAGAACTCTTCCAAAATCTCAAGGAAACTTTGAATGAAATCCGTATCGGACTCTTTCAGTTGGCGTTCCGGCTGTCCCTGCTCTTTGATAGTTACTTCGCCGGAGGGGGTGGTATAGAATTCTATTGCGCGCATACCTTATCCTCCTTTGGGAATAATTCACTGGCAGGAATGCCAAGTTCTCTTTCTATCACTTCTTGGGCTAACGCATCCGGTTGGTAGACTCCCGCTACCCAACATCTGACAGCCGATTCAGATCGTTTGGTAATGGTGGCTATCTTTTGGATGAAAGCCTTCTTAGGCGGCGTGTTGTCCATGGAGAAGTAGATCTCTCTGAACGAACGAGCGCCAGTCTCATGACCTTGTAGGTTTAATTTTTCCATTTTTGCCTCCTTACATTATTATATATGTTCTAATTTCTTTACCTTTGATGTTGTATTAATTATTACAAGTGCAAATATAGATATATTTATCTACAAACAAAACTATATGTAGATAATTTTATCTATTTAACAAATTATCTATGGCAAAGCAAGAAGTAAGTCAATTAAGAGATAGAGTCAAGGCTTTTATTTTATCAAAAGGACTTAGTGTTAGAGCTTTTGAGGCGTCTGTAGGGCTTCCAAATGGTTCTGTAGCTCAATATTCCGATTCAACAAGCAAGGAAACATTAAAAAAAATCTCAGAAGTATATACTGATTTTGACATAGACTATATTATTTCTGGTCGGAATAAAGATGTAGATACTAATATCTACAATGACCGACAACCAATTCTTGATATTCGTGTTTGTGCGGGGAACGGTATAGGTTTAGAGGGGGACGAGAACAAAATAACTGAATGGGTTTCCATCCCAGCATTTAAAGGATGCCGAGGGATTATGGTATTTGGTGATAGTATGTATGATAAATATAAATCTGGCGATATCATATTTGTTCGTAGGATCGAAAGTCGGGATGATATAGACTATGGCCAGTGTTACGTTGTCATAACCCAAGAAGATCGATATATAAAGAATCTTTATGAGAGCTCTAAAGGTGATGGCTATATTACAATGGTTTCATACAATATGGAACTGAACCCTGATGGCCGTCGTAAGTTCCCAGACCGGGATATTGCTAAGAGTGAAATCTTATTCCTTTATAAGGTTGCAGGAAAGTTAAGAAGAAATCAACTTTAAATCTAAATAAAAACTTTTGTTTTATAAATTCGATATTATGGAAAATCAAGGTAAAAGTGTGAGCTATAGCCGAGAACCTCAAAAGATAAATGAGATTCTAAAAGAAACTATTGATAAGATTCAATGTGCTGCAAATGTAAAGGGTTTTATCTTTGGGATAAATACTGGTTTTGATGAACTGAATAATTTGATTGGTGGGTGGCAAAATGGTCAGCTTATTGTAATTGGAGGACGTCCTGCGATGGGAAAAACAGAATTAATACTATCCATGATAAAAAATATTGCCCTAAGAGAAAGTCCAATACCGGTTGCTTTGTTCTCGCAAGAAATGAATCAGATTCAAATAACGAATGCTTTGATTGCAAATATTTGTGAGATTCCTTATCAAAAATTATCAAGTGGTTATTTGGAATCTTTTGAATGGGAACGATTAGACAAGAACATAGAGGAATTGAAATATGCTCCAATAATGATTGATGATACACCTCGTTTAAGTATTTGTGATTTGTGTAATAAGGCAGAACGATTAGTTTATGAACAAGGTGTGAAAATTATTTTTGTTGATTATTTACAATTGCTTTTTGTTGATAATAAATCTTTTGATACAAGATATGCTGAAATAAATTACATAACAAGAGAGCTGAAAGTTTTAGCAAGAGAGCTAAATATTCCTATTGTAGTAACTTCACAATTAAATAGAAATTTAGAAGATCGAAATGGAATATATGGTAAAAGGCCACAATTGACTGATTATCGTGATAGTGGTACAATATGCGATGATGTAGATGTTGCATGTTTCATTCATCGACCTGAATATTATCATATAACAGAGGATGAACGAGGAAACTCCTTAATAGGTTTGGCAGAGTTTATTGTTGCAAAAAATCGTATGGGTTCTATTGGAGATGTTCGATTGAAGTTTAAAAGAGAATTTTTCAAATTTGATGAATATGAAGAATTCAATCAGAAGGATAATTTCGCTATTAAAAATCTTGTTGATCAGATCTTTAAAGATAACGATGTGCCTTTTTAACCATGTAAAATAATACTTATAATGATA